GGTGATCAATGGCGATGCAGACGACCTTCGATTCTTAGACCCGGCTCACGTGTTCGTCGGTCTCAAAGGTAAGGGACGCGCCAAACAAGATACGTCCGGATTCGTGATTCAGCCGGACGGCTATGTATTCGAATCCGCGGTCGCGACAGTAGCGGCCGCCTGACTAACTCACGAGAGGATTGAACCAATGTCTTACCCCAACTATGTAGACCCGGCTGTACTAGAGCCGGGGCAAACCGTTGTCGCGCTACTCGACAGCTCGCACACGCCATTGACCGTGCTTCGCGTTGAGCCGATGGTGGTATGCCGCAAGCCGGACGGGACAGAACTAACCCTGTTCGCTCACGAAGTCGAGTTGTTCTCATGAGCGACAGCCTGTCCAGATATCTCCCGTATGACGACATGCGGGCGGCGCGGCGTCAGATTCTCGCCGTCCAGGATCCTCAGGCACAGGATGCCTTGTTTACCGTGCTCGGCTTACTCGCGCGCCTCGCGGAGCAGCTCGACCGACAGCCTGTCCAGAACTAACCCACGATAGGCGCCGCAGCGCCACGATAGGAGTAAGCATCGTGACCCATAGTGAAGCGCTCGAGTATGTGCTCGAGCGCCTGTCTCGTGAGGCGACCGTTCGCCCCAAAGATCAGCACCCCGAAGCGCTCGCGCGCAAGCTGGGCGCCATTGAAGCGCTGACGGAGCTGCGCGACAGCCTGTCCAGCAACGCAAGGCTTCCATGACCAGCATTGAAGCTCTCACAGAGCGCGTAACGCGTCTAGAGGCCCAGCAGGGCCTCGCAACCAAAGCCGATATCGCCAACGCCCGAGTCGACATCAGCCGCGATATTGCTGACCTGGCGAACGGCGTCGGCAATGACCTGCGGGCGATCCGTCAAGACATTACCGGCCTGCGCGGCGACATTCGCGAGGTCCGTCAAGAACTGACCGGCATCCGCGAACTGCTCGAACGCCACACCTTCCGCTGGCCCTGGGAGCGCCGCCCATGACGCCAGTTGAGTTACGCAAGTGGCGTAAACGCCAGCAACTAACCCAGGGCAGCCTCGCCGGGCGCCTGGGTCTACATATCAATACCGTCCACCGGTGGGAGAGTGGCGAGGTCACCATCCCACCATTCCTCGGGCTGGCGCTCGAAACACTCGAGCGCCGCGCCTCGGCACCTGACCGACAGCCTGTCCAGCGCGTAGCGCTGCGCGCTCAGGCTGCGAGCTGAACTAACCCCGCGCGTAGCGCTACGCGCTCACCGCCCACGCTGTTGGGGCGGGCGCTGCTAGGAACAGCCCCGCCCCGCGGCACCAGCCGATCTGACAAGGAGATCAACCCGTGCACATCAAGACTATCGCCTGTTCCGCCGCGAGCTACCCATGAGCGGCGACGTGATACTCGTGCTGATCGCCCTCGCCGGCACCTGCCTACTGCTGCTGTACGAGCGCTGGAACTAACCCAGCGCCACTGCCGCGCCGCTAACCCCGCCGGTCGCTCAGGCACGAGTGGCCGCGGTACGCGACCAGTTCGTCGTGTACCAGGCAGAAGAACCGCTCGCACAGCGGGCAGTACGTAGCCACCCGCCGGCTACAATCCGGCCGCTCGCACAGATCAGGAACACGCTCAGTCATCTCGGGCACTGAGCGTGTTCCTGTCTTTTGGTGGCCGGCCATAGCGTCGCGGCTCGAGGTCCTGGTCGAGTTTGCAGGCGACACACAGGTCGCCCAGACGATCGAGCACGAACGTGTAACAGCCGGGCGTCTTGCATACCCGGCGCTGGTGGTATTGGTGCATCGGGTAGCTCTGCTGGCCGAGCCCGTCGCGCCGTTCCGTCACGCGCTCAGCCTGATCCGCCGGCTGTGGTGCTCGTCGCACACGTGGTCGTGACCCCACCGCTCTCCACACTCAGGGCAGTAGCCGTGCTGGTTGTGGCACTCAAGCTGGTCCTGGGCGACGGCGACCGCGGTCGCGCACATACGGCCGTAGGCCGCGTTCATCTGCTCCCACCACTCGTCCGACGTCCACTGACGCTGGAAGCGATCGAGACTGCCGGTCACGCGGTTGAGCACGATGTATTCGAACGTTGGCCAGTCGCCGGTCTCCTCGACGACAGCCCACGTGTACAGCATGGGCTGCCACACTTCAGCTTGAGCGCGCTCTTGCGACCACACGCCGCGGGTGGTCTTGAAGTCGTACACCGTAGGTGTACCGCCCTCGCCCTCAGCGTCGTAGAGATCGAGGGCGCCAATGATGGGCGCGCCCAGCTCCACGTTGGTGTCGAGGGCGAAGCCTCGTTCGGGCACTCCGTGCAGGTCGAGGTCGAACACCTGCTCGATGAGCCTGAGGCCCATACCGGTGAGCTGACGCTGCACCACAGCCCCCTGAGCGGCCAGGGTGAGGGATTCGGCCTTCCAGGCCGCGCGGAAGGCGCGCTCGCCGTCCTGGCCGTTGTAGTGCGCCTCCAGCCCCATGTGGACGGCCTTGCCGAAGCACATCGCCTCGGTCGGCTCGATAGCGACGCCGTCGACGTACCGCGCGCGGAATTCTGAGCGGCACTGATCGAAGAGCATGAAGCGCGTCGCGCTCCAGTGCGGCATGACGATGGGCTTCACGGTACGGTGGTCGGTCTCGACCACTTCGTCTGAACGAGCTCTGCCTGCGTATCGGCCAAGTCCACGATATCGAAGTCGTCGTCGGCAAGAGCCATGCGGTGGACATACGCCGTTGACAGCAGCTCGAGCGCCTCGGCACAGCGCTCAGTCGCCGCGATCAGCCGCTCAGCCTGTTCAGTCGTCATCGCGCCTCTGCCTTCTTCGCCTCAGTGGCGATTCGCTTCCAGCCGGACGGCGCCTGATCAGCCAGAATCGAGTACCACGTGCCCTCGACGGGGTCCCGAACATTCAGCCATCCGTGCGCCCGAGCCCACAGGATTTGAGGTGGCCAAAAACTCAGACTCCCATTCCCACCTATATATATGTGGGAGCCGGAGCCTGAGTTTTTTTGGGAGTGGCGCACGCCCTCGGGCTCAGTCGTCATCGCCCAGCCAGACCCGCTGGTAGAAGTGCTGACTCGGCCGTTGTTTGCCCTCGCGTTTCTTCATGACGACCTCGACTAGGTGCTCGCGGATCAGTGCCTTGAGCACCCGCCCGACCTCAAGCGCTCGCCCGGCTACCCGCCGTTCCACCTCTTCGCGATCGATCGCATCCTCGACGTCCGTCGGCAGCGCCGCCTGAATCTCGATGCGCAGGTCACGCGTCTTGATCTGATCGACGTTGCCGACGAGGCGGTACGCCTGCGGCTCGTCCTCGCTCAACTCGATGAGCAAGTTGTCGGGCGTCTCCTCGAACCGAGATAGCCCGTCGATCACCCGCTGGCGCTCGGTGCCAGGCTTCGCCTCGGGCCGGTCCAGGTGCAGGATGATGTCGACGGCGCCGGCGAACGCCGAGCTCCCCCGTCCGCTATCGCCAACTGCCCCACCGGCCTTGCGATCGTGGCGACTGATCATGATCCCGAGCGGACGTTTCGTCGCCGCTTGCAGTGGCTCCATCACCTCGAGCGCCGCGCCCGAGCGGTTCTCGTCATCGCCACGCACGCCACTGAACTGCGCGAGCGTATCAATGATCAGCACGTGCGCCCCGACCTCTTCGACTTTCGCCAGCACCTCGGGAATCAACTGCCCCCACTCCCAGCCCTCAGTGTCGCCCCACAGCAGCAGGTGGAATGCGTCGCCATCGACCAGGCCCGAGCGACGCAAGCTGCGCCTGAAGCTCGGCCCCGACTGCTCGGTCAGGTAGACCACCGGCGAGTACGTGGTCGGCTGACCGAAGAATGGCTCGCCGTGCAGGACGGCGCGCGCCAGCGCCAGCAGCAGGGTGGTCTTGCCCGAGCGCTTGGCCTTGCCATCCAGCTCGGTGATCAGCCCGTCGCCGATGACGCCCACGACCGACCACGCGATGTCCTCGTCCACGCTGGCGTTGAACTCCGTCACCGACTGCCAGTGCAGTGGGGAGTGCGCCTTTGGCTGCGGCTGGGCCGCTGGCTGCCCAGTCCCATTCAGGTGGATACGCTGCGGTCCCTGGCTCGCGCGTGCGCGTTCAACGATCACGCTATAGCGCTCGTCAGCGTCGCGTCGATCCGTGAACTTGTCCCAGCCTAGCGCCACGTCGCGCTCGGCGAGCAGGTCCTCGACAAAGCGCGACGAGCAGCCGGCGTCGAGTAGCGCCACGGCAATCGCCCACAGCGAGTAGCTGCGATCGAGGTCCCCGGTCTCGGGGTTCGTATCGAAGACGCGCCCATGCCAGCGCTCGAGCGCCTCGCCACGCAACCGCACCGGTGGCGCGTCTGGCTCTTCGGGCGTAGTCGACGGCTGACGACGCACGAGTCGCTCCCCGAGCATGGTCAGCGCCCACGCTGGCTGCACCGAGTCCGGCACAACGTCCGGCAGACCGCCATCTGGCTCGCGCCAGGTGTAGCGCCGCCCGCTGGCATGCAACGAGGGCGGCATGACCGCGTAGCCGTTCGCCAGAATGTCGTACTGCCCGGTCTCGGTCAGTCGGTGGGTCGGACACTCGGCTGAACGCGCGTACAGGTAGTGGACGTGCCCGTCGCCCCCGCCCGAGTTGAACGCGAGCGTCGCTGGCAGACCGCGCGCAATGAACTCGCCGTGCCAGTCGACCGAATCGGGCGCGATATCGACCAGTCCCGAACGAGCGAGATCGATGCCGATGTTGGCGTGGGGCCACATCCCCCACCAGCGTTTGATGGTCGCCCGGTCAGCCGACGCATCATCAAGACCGTGCCGCGTGCGCGGATCTTTGCCTGGTGCCGTGCACGCCCCCCGCTTCGGACAATCACAGATCCCGTGCTCGTCGGGCGTGTGCAGCGGCACCACCAGCCAGCCGAGTTCGGCGTAGTGCAGCGCTGCTTCGAGAGGCGTCACACGACGAACGTCCTTTCAATATCTGGCCAGTCGGACGGACGCCAGACTTTGCAGTCGACGCCGCAAGCCGCAAGCTCGGCGATCACCTGCTTCTGGCGAGGTAGCACCACGCCGCTCTGGCTCTTCAACTCACGCAGCATGAATAGCCCTTTGCGTGGATGCCAGAACGCCCAGTCTGGCCAGCCGTACGCGTCACTGGGTGACACACCCATGACCACGCCATAGCTCTTCCTGGTGTGGTACCCGCGCCACCCGCGCAATCTGGCCAGGAGGATGACCTGTTGTTCAAACCGCTCCTCGGAGATGCTGCCGCGCGTCGACGCCCGGCCCGGCCGTCGCATCCGAACGAGACCGGGACGGACATCCATCAGGCACCCTGTGCCCGCCAGTACGCCGCGAGTTGAGCTGACCAGTAACTGCTGCGCGACCGACAGTTCGGGCCACACCACAGCTTCTGCTTCCGCTCCAGGGTCCGGTCGCAGCGCCGACACCGAGGCAGAAACGGCTCGAGTTGCCGGTTCGGCCGCGGTCGTCGAATGAACTTCGGCTCGTCAATCGTCAATACGACGTCGCCCCTTTGGCGCTGCGGCCGGTTCAAGCTCTGGGTCGGGCGCCGAAGGCGCCCCCGTGACTGCGGGTGCCGCCGCTCGAGCCGCCTTCGGCGGCGCCTTATCCGGCCGCAGCAGCAGCAACTTCAGCCGCTCGTTGCCATCGCTGGTGGTGTAGATCTCGAAACTGGCGCGCGCCGTCTTGCCCACCAGCCCTTCGGCGAAGCCGTTATCAATGAGTTCGTCGACCTCGGCATCCTTGAGTGGGCCGCCCATGAACGCCTCGATGTAGCCACGTCCTTTCGACGTACCGAACGTGCTGTCGGAGCTCCACGCCCACACGTCGAATACCTCGCCCGTGCGCGGATCCTCGAACGCAGTGCCGTCATCGCGATAGATGTTCAGTTTCCACACGATCGCCATCGCCCCCTTGGCGTCGGGGAACTGGCTCTCGCGTTCTTCGACCTCCCACAACTTGACCCTGTAACTCAGCGACTCGTCGAAGTCGTCGTCGATCGACAGGCTGAAGCCTGATGAACTTGGCCGTCTCGGCATGCTGGTCTGTCCTTCCGTCCAGTGGCGCTTCGCGCCGAATTCACCCCTTCAACGCTCGGTAGATCGCGATAGCGGCGATGATCAGCACGAGCCACAGCAGCATGCCGACCAGGATCGCCACGATGTGCGCCAGACGCATGTGGTAGTGCGGCGCACAGTCATCGAAATAGATGCCTTTCGGGAGCGGGTGCTCGGTCAACGGCACGACCACGCTCCCACGCCGCCCTGATTGATGCGCTGGGCCAGGAACCTGACTGCCTGGTACGGGTCGTCTGGATCGTCATAGCCCCACGCGTAGAAGCGCAGCAGCTCGCCACGCGGGTGGAGTTGCACCGCGCCGCGTTCGCCGAGGCGGCCGCGAGCGTACGGGTTGTAGTCGCCGCCGGTCTCGCAGCGCACGATCGAACGCAGCCAGGTGTAACTGATGTCGAACTCGATGCTGTACTGCCAGATCGCCGCCAGCGTGTCGTCCGCGGTATAGCCGCTCTCCTGCGCGCGGGCGGGAGCCGCGAGGTAGATGAGTGTGAACGCGATCAGCAGCGCGCACAGTAGGAACGTGAGCGACCACGCCTCGCGCCGCGACAGCGCCATCAGCCCTCGTCCTCGTCGAGTCGCGCGCCACAGTGCGGACAGACGGGTGGAGCTGCGTCCTGGGCTTGAGCCAGCAGCAGGATGTACTCGGCCGCCGTCTGCAGCGCTGGACTGAGCGCGGCGCTGTTGCGCAGCGCGTGCACCATGCCGTCGCGCCAGATCAACCAGAAGGTCGCGGCGTCGACGTGCCCCACGTCGGGGTGCCAGTGGCGTAGCGCGAAGCGGCGCCGTGTAGCGGTCTGCTCGATGTCGAGGGTGGCGATGCTGGTGTCCGCGCGAGGCATGGCTTCGCCCTGGGTCGTTCTGGGCATCGGACTACGCCGCTACTGACTGTTGTTCAGACTCGAGTTCGACCGATTCCAGTGCTTTGCGCAACAGGACAGCGGCCTGGTCGCCGGGTGCGCGACGCTCTTCGGCGCTGATCTTGCGCAACCGCTCAAACGTCTGCACGTCGAGCTTGACGTACAGGGAACTGTTGCTCATGCGGCCGACTATGCCGCCCCGTGTCTAGCCGCGTCGACGCCTGTAATCGGACAGATCGTCGATCTGTCCGATCAGCGGACAGTCACACGTGAGCGCGTATCGCAAGCGACCAGTAGCGCAGAAATCCGTCCCAGCCAGCGATGCCGGCTTTAGCCAGCCAGCGCCCGATCGTGCGTGTGGTACGCCCGAATGCTCGAGCAGCGTCAGACTCGCGCGGTGGAAGATCCTCGGGTGGCAGCCGTGCCGCCCACTGACTCAGATCGAGCAGGAATTCAGTTGTCGACGACCAGGTCGCCGTCGAACTCGGATGGCCTGTCTTGTTGTGACCACGCAGTGCGACCGCGAGCTCAGCCCGATCAGCGGCCGATAGCTGAGCCTGCTGAATCTCGTCCAGAATACGCCGCGCAAGCTGGTCCATGCCCCACTCCAACGCTAGAACATGCGTTCCACACTGTACGGGGCTGGCCTCTCCTCATGCCAGTCCTGTCGCATACCTGTTACACGCCTTCGGGTTGCAATTCAAGTCTACCGGCGTGCACAATGGCAGGACTTTCGGCCAACTTCGTCCTAGACAGTCTGACTGTGCAACGGACAGACCACTGCTTGGCACACGACACCGCAATCCGGTGTCAAGGGGGCATGGCTATACTGCGCCTTCGATGGGCCGGTACCGGCGCTGTCGCGGGCGAAGTGGCAGGACTTGAGCGGAACCGCTTCCTGACCCGCGAGGCGTACCTGGAAGTAGCACGACCTCTACTCGAAACGCGGCCCGACATCGGCACGCTCGAGCAACTGGCTCACGCCCTGGACATATCGTCGCGGACACAGGCGCGCTACTTCGCTCGATTCGGTATCGACAAAGACGAGCTGGCAGATTGGCCGGCGCGCCGTGCGCGTGCTCGATCCATAACCAGCACCACGGCGCCGTGCCGGTGGACCTTTGGGCTGGTGGTAACGGCATCTACTCTCGAGGAAGCCGTGGCTCGCTTTCGCGCTGAGATCAGCCCGTCCGTCGAGATCGAAAGCGTCCAGAAGCGCTGACCTGCTGCCGGCATACAGAAACCCTGTCAGGTGACACGACAGACCACTGACAGATACCCAATGTGTCCTGACGCAGGCGTCGACGGCGGCAACACTTGCGCACAGACTGACTGGCATGTCCGAAAAACCGGGGCCGCTGCCATCCCGCCCGCCCGAAGACGCCATCCGCGAGCTGGTCGCGCTGTTACGTACTGGTTACAAAGCTTTGTTAGAGACACGCGGAGATACTGCAAGCAGCACCACTAAGCGTGTAGACTCTGAGGATGCTAGCGACCCAGCCGCTTGATGGGCGGCGCATCCTGCGCGGCGTACGTGTCTCGACACCGCATCAAGTCGAGAATTGGTCGGTCCTCGCGCAGGAAAAAGACTTCGACCTGGTGCTCACCGCGTGGGGCGCCACCATCGTGCCGTTCAACGAGCAGCAGGTTTCAGGGCGCGACCTGGCCAAACGCAAGGTCCTGCTTGCCCAGCTCGAACGTCTCGAACGTGGCGAGGCCGACGGCATCGCCTACTACGACATCAAGCGGCTGACGCGTAACGAGCTCGGCATCGACGGCGGCATCATCGCCAAGCAATTGATCCGCCTGCGCGCGGTGCTGGTCACCTACCGCAAGATCTTCGAACTCTGGAAAGAGTCGGACCTGAAGGACTTCCAGTTCGAATGCATGCTCGCGGGTATCGACGTTCGTGGCATTCGCGACACCTTCTGGCGCGGTCTGTTTCAACGCGCCGATAGCGAGGCGTTTCAGATGGGCAAGCCGCCGATCGGCTACACCAACCGCAAAGAAACTGCGCTCAACTCGAAGGGCCGCGAAGTGGTGCGCAAGATCCTCGAGAAGGATCCCGCCCAGGCCGACATGATGACGCGCATGATCGCCCTGCTGGACGAGTGCCACAGTCTCGGCGAGGTCTGCCGACAGCTCAACCAGGCTGGGATGCTTCTCACCGCGCGCGGCGAGCAGCGCGGTGAGAAGATCGTGCCCTGGAAGCCGAACAACCTTCGACGCATGCTCGAGAACACGCTCTACGCCGGCCAGTGGTATTTCGGTCGCAATAGCAAACGCGAGTCAGCAGTCTGGGAAGGTCGCGAGCATCGCCGTTTTCATCATGAGGTGCCAGAGTTGGCGTACTGGTCCGCAGCTGACGCGATCCGCTGGCGGCGCAAGTTCCACCCAACAGGCGCCTGGGTCCCGCAGTCTCGTGCTCGCAAGTACAGCCGCGGGCTGATTGGCGTGCTCGCCTGCGTGACCTGTGGACGGCCGATGGTCAGCGCCGGCCAGTTGGGTTACCAGTGTTCGAGCCAGCGCAACGGCCTCTGCCCGGCCGCTCAGGTACTCAGCGAGCGTGGCGCCCTCATTGCGCTGCGCGAGATTCTGCCAGCCTTGCTGCCGTCAGCCGAAGCGCTCGAAGCCGAGAACGCCCGTCAATCCCAGGCCGATGAGCGCGTCAGCGGGCTCGAATCGAAGTTGGTAGTGCTCCAGGCTCAGCAGGAAGAAGACACACAACAGTGGATGCGGATCCGCGGCGTCAAACCGCTGAGCATCACGCGTGCGTTGCAGGAGCGCGAAGAGCAGATGGACCTGACGCGTGCCCAACTCGAGGAGGCGCGTGCCGACGCGATCGCTAATCAGAAAGGGTTTGTCGGCGCGCGCGAGCTACTCGACCACTCGGTCGAGATCATTGACAAGCTAACGCCGTACCAGCAAGCGCGCGTCTATCGGCTGCTCGTGACTGACGTACGAGTGCGCGGAGTAGGTATCGCGCGCGGCCGACGGTGGACCATTGACTCGTACACGCCACTCCTCACCGAAGCCACGCTTAGCGATCCTTCTGCTGGCAGTTTGTGGCCTAAACTATCCTTAGCCATGAGCGCCTGATGTCATGACACTGTCTGCCTGATACAGTGACATAAGAAGCCCCCGCACTGGTTGGCAGTCGGGGGCGTGGCAACCGAAAGAGGTGACAATCGGATGCAGCAACAGTCTACCGCGCGCCTGATTACGTGCCTGGCCGTCTATCGCGCCCAGCGTGTGAACCACCACTGCACGTTGCCGCGGCCGCATATGGCCCACCGCTGCCCGTGCGGTATTGAATGGCCCGAGACAGATGGCTGAACTGCGAGTGGCTGGCAGGCAGCCGTACTGCACCGGGTGCTGGAATGGTGTAGCCGCGACAGACGAGCGCAGCTTGTGTCCTGACTGTGCCCTGAAGCCAGTGGTCAGAGTGATCAACCACAGCGGTCGGCGGATGTGGGTACTCAAAAGCCAGGCCGCGGTGTGCGCCGGCTGCAGCGAGTGGTTCTACAGCAACACCAACAACCGATTCACACGCCGATGCGAGGGCTGTTTTGAGCTCGGCGGGGCAGGCAAGGCGCTCAAACTAGCTGGCGTCAAGTCGCAGACGCTGTATGACCGCTTGCGCTATGACCGCTTGCTACCCGAAGACATCGTACGTATCCCGTATCGCGACCGAGCAACTATGCGTGGCGTTGGTCGGAAATCGCTCGAGTTGCTCAACCAGCTCATGCCCTACATGCCTGCCCCTGAACCCGATGACGGCCAGCACATGATTAAGCTGCAACTGACCGACATCGAGGCAGAGTGGCTAGTGGCCGTGCTCAGCCTCGTGCAGATGTTGGCCAGGAAATGGGATGACCGTACCGCGATCGACACGGCCAACGCGGTCTGGGCCAAGGTCAGCGCCGCCCGTCTCGACTGATGAGCTACGTCTATACGGATCGAGACGGCATCGGCGTACAGGATCCAGCAATTCGTGCGTACGGCTGCCAGTGGATTGGGCAAGAGTGCGAGCGCGCCGGGGCGTGGCGACGCGGCAAAGCATTGGTCCGGTTTCAGGACGGCACGCTCGTGCTAGTGCGCTCCCGGTTGCTGCGGAAGATTGCCGTGACCACGCCCGCGGCAGAAGTCCTGCCATGATGATCGATGCTCAGCACCTAGTGGAGCTGGTGAACCGAACCGCTGTGCGCCTGTGGCGTCGCCACGATACGTGCGTCGCTTCGACTGCGGCGCTTATCCGCATTCTTGCAGCGCACGATATCCAGGCACGTGCGCTGCGTGTCGAAGCTCACGTCTGGCCGCCCTCCGGCCATCCGCCCAATGTGTACGGTAGCGTGCTCGGCAGCGCCGGCGACGGAAGTCGTCGGCCAGCCGCCAAGCCGGGCATGTGGCACGGGCATCTCGCCTGTCTGGCTGAAGAATCCTGGCTACTCGATTCCACCCTCGACCAAGTGTGTTACGGCAAGAAAACCCGGATCACTGCCGTTCGAATCAAGCCGCTAGCGGCACGCATTCCTGAAGGGTTCCTCGAGCTACCCGCAGAACGGTGGGCTCCGGGTACACCACTTGATGTGCCGCAAGCTGATGGCTGGTACGCGCGCTACTGGATGTTTCGTCGCCAGGTGGGCTGGAAAAGCGCAGGCGCCTTCCGCCCATCTCAACACGCTGATTTGGTATATGCGGTGCTGGACGAGCTTGATCGGCGCCGACAGAACATCGTCCTTGATGGTGACAGAGCTAATGGTCGTGCCGAAGAAGTCCACCGAGCTTGAGATAGCGTGCGCTGACCTGATCGCGTCAGCGACAGCCGAGCTCGAGACCGCTCTCCAGAAGGAAGTCGCCTGGCGCGAGGAGCTGCAATTCCTGACCATCGACCAGGCCGTCGAGATCGGTAAGCTGCGCGAGACATTGCGCCAGATCCTCAACGACCCCGATGCGCACATCCTCGACTCCCACCGTGACGACGGATGGGCCGCGCTCGCGCGCAAGGTGCCCTGATGAGCCAAACATAATGGCGCTTAGGTATGACTAAACCAACCGACCAGCCCCGAAACATCAGCCGCGAGTGGGACGAGATCCACGCCGAGCGTGACGCCCTGCGCGCGGAGATCGAGAAACTCAGGGCGATAAAAGCGGGCGTTGTCCGTGTCGAACTAGCCAACCGACTGTTCGGTTCAGACAAATACGTTCCTGAACAAGCACTCGACGCCCTGCGCGCCGAGGTCGAGCGACTGCTGATCCCCTGTACTGACCTCGAACCGCATGACGCCTTCTGTAGCGGCGGGCCACGGTGCGTAAAGGCGATGCGCGAGGAAGTCAAAGAGCAATATGCCGACCACGTCGAGCGACTGCGGACGGCACTTGAGGAGATCACCGACCTCGAACTGGAGGGCGATGCGTCCCTCGCTGATGCGATGACAATTGCCGACGAGGCGCTCAACCCGCCGCCCGATGCTAGTCAGAGCTAATTGTTGTTAGAGGGACCAAGATGAACACGCGCCAAGCCATCGCGCTCAAGCACCATTGCCGTCTGGCGTGCGAAACCATGAATCCTCGATTCCGCTGGCGGGCCATCACGCATTCGATCGTGCTATCGGTCAACAGCGGCTATGAGTGACTGGAGATGAACCTGGGCGGGCCAGTCTGGCACGCGAGCGCAGCACCTCTCAGTCAGTTCCTGCCGATCGGGCGCGACGCCCTGCGCGCTCACGCGCTCGAAGCGCTGGACGGTGTCGGTAGTGTTTTGCGCGGTGAGTGGGAAGAATGGTCGGGGCGCGCTTACCACGTGCGGCGGCGTCTGTCGGAAGCCGAGCAGGCGCAGGTTGGCCCGGTGGTAGACGTGCGGAACACCCCAGAGGCCGAACGCCTGTATGCTCGCGCGCAGCGCTTCTTGCCCGCTGGCGTACCGATGCTTTGAGGCTTAGGTCTATTGAAACAAGGCAGCCAGGAATGCGTACGCCGCGAGTGCCCGGTCGATAGCGTGTTCGACTACGAGCACCATCAGGTGATCGTGCGTCACGGCCAGGACCGCTTCGCGGCGCCGTTACCGACCGTGTATCGCCTGTTCGAGGAATACGACCGCTGGGTCGATTTGCTGCATGCTCGCGACGATGCGCGGGCAACAGATCGAGCAACCCATGACTGACGCAGGAATCATTCCGGCGTTTGTTGATGAGATCGACGCTCTGCGTGCCGAGAACGTGCGGCTCAAGGCTGAGCTAGCGCGCTGGAAGCCCTCGGAGTGCGGGAAAATCTTCCCCTGGCCGCGACCGGGCGAGGTCGTCATTCACTGCGTGCGGGAACCTGACCACGATGGTGCCCACCACGCCGAGACAGGCGAAGTCTGGGTCTTCGCTGAAACTAGTCAGACATAAAGATGGTTAGACCTACCAAGATCCTGACCGACGAGTACCTCGCGGCGCGAGGTGCTGCGTTCGACGCGAAGCTCTTTCTTGATCCGTCCGTGGCCGACTTCCTCGACGGTGACGAAGTGCTCGCCGCCCAGGCATGGCTGGCATTCATGGCCGGCTCGGACTGGGAGCGCAAATACCGTGGCCGCCGCTACACCGACGAGACGACCGGCACCACGCCGTTCATCGACCAGCAGGCTTGATAGATCTAAGTGCCGTAATGTCTGACAAGATCATCGTCACTTGCATGCAGGAGCGGTGGGACAACGCCACGATGATCGTCCGAGTCAACGGCAAGGTGCTCGGGCGGCTCGTGCAAGACAGCGCGCACAAATGGCTGGTCTACCCACCCGAACCGCCCACGATCAGTGTGTACCCCTCGCTAACTGCCGCAGTCGATGCCCTCGTGAGCGCCGAGCTAACCGAATCTAGTCAGATCTAACTGGCCTTAGCGCGGCCAAGCACCCAGGCGACCACGGCGACGATGCCCGCGAGCACTGCTGCGACCACCGCGCAGCCAAGCGCGAGCAAGGCCCAGTACACCAGGCGATCGACCACTCACTCCATCAGCCTATTCATGTGATCGATGAGCGCTTGTTGCAGCTTGGCGTTCTCCTCGCGCATGGCTGCGATGGTCTTCGCGTGCTCGCGCCGGTCCATGAAAATGAAGATCACGAGCAACGCAGCCACAGGCGTTTGCACCAGCAGTTCGCGCAGCAGTGTCCCGTCGAAGATCACTTGAACTCCTCGAACAGCAGCCGCTCGGCCAGGTGGCGCGCGAACAGCACATGGTCAAGCCAGTGCTGATCCAAGAGCGCGCGGTGGGCGGGACACTTGCCAGTGCCGATCTCAGGATCGGCGCACGAACAGTTGCGCTCCACGGCCGCCAACAACGCCATCAACTCTGCCGGGTTGCCGTGGAAGACCGCCGACAGCACCATGCATATTTGCCTTAGACGATCCCGAGGATCTTAAGCAGGATGATGATGATCAGGATGGTGATGATCAGCCCGCCCACGCCATATCCCATGCCTACGTCAGACGCGCTACCGCGAGCGCCGCGATGAAGCCGAAGACCACTGGCGCCGACAGCGGCAGCACGCCCACCAGGCCCAGGATCGCCAGCACCAGCACGATCAACGCGATCAGCGAACCAATGGTCACCGGATAACTCCCCACAACACCTAGCTGCATGTCATCCCTCCACTGAGATACACGAGAACGGCCCGAGGCGCTGCCAGTCTTCGCGACTGAGCACGTCGTAGATACCGCGGTACCCAGGGCCAGAATTGGCGATCCAGATGTTCGAGCCTTGCACGCCGCGGAAGGCTACCCAGTGGTAGAAGGCCGCGCCCGAGCCCAGTCCAAACGTCTGGCTATAGCGCTCGTACGCCTCGTCGAAGCTCAGCCAGTCGTGCCGTGTGTCGAGCCCAGCGTGCTCGCGCAGCACCCGCCGCAGCTCCCTACCGGTGCCGTCCATGAGTCCGTACGTGGCATTGATGTTGTCGGGATAGCCGATGGCCGCACCCACCGCCTCGCGGTTGGCGTACACGTCATCCGAACGAGCGGCGCCACTGGCGCGTTCGACGTACTCGGTGGCGCACACCGAGCAGGTCCAGTCATAAAACTGAGGCGGCATGGCTGTCCACGGATCCCAGGCTATGGTGTCCGGCGGTACTTCCTCGGCAACCTCAAAAGGGCGACATCTTCACGTCGTTGTCGCGCTCCATCCAGTAGTAAATGAAGTCGCGGCCGAACGTCTGCGACACCTTGTCACCCTCGCGCAGGATTATGAACTGCTCGTCGCTCCTTGGTTCGTCACCGTTCTCGGCGATCGCCTGGGCAACTCCAGGCCCAATGGAATACTCGCTCATGACTCCTCCTCTGGCCGCAGCGTGACGGTGCTGGAGCGCCAATCGATGGAGTAACGATCAGTCGACGCCATGCTCAGACCAGCGCTCTCGAACGCTTCGATCAGCGCCTGTTGAAAGGCGAGCTGCGCAGCCTGGTGCAGCTCGGCTGCCCACTCGGCGCGTGTGTACAGCCGGTGGACTCGTCGAGCGGCCGACGGGCTGAGGCTGACCGTATTCGGACCGCTCACCGTCTGCCACTCGTGCCTATCGTTGAGCCGCTCATCGAGCACATCGGTCATGGCTCAAGTGCCTGGACGCGCGCGTCGAGCTGGCGTAGGGCGCCCCACAGCAATGCGGCCATGTTCGAGTAGTTGACCCCGACCGGCGTGCCGTCGCGGAGAGCTGCGAACTCGGGTGAAGCCGCGTAGATCTGAGCCGCGTCGAAGCCAATGTCGGTGGGTGTAGGTGTAACTCCATCAGGCGGAGTGCTGCCGCCCTCCGGCGGCGCAAGTTGGTACGAGTAAACGCTCACGCCAGGATCGCGAATCCGCGCGATGCACACGTCATCGGTCATGACCGCGGCGCCACTCTTGAGCCGCATATCGGAGGTCTGAACGAGGTTCTGGCAGGTAATCGTGTGACCCACCGTGAAATCGAAGAAGACGGCCCCGTGAGTCCCCATGTACACCGTGTTTGCCGACGAACCGCTCAGATCGCCCTGGTTGATGCTCGCGCCACCCGGCCATTGCAGCTTGTAGGCGGCCGCGATATTGACGGTCTGGTTGTGGGTGGTCACACCATTGAACGTGGACGCACCGGTCACGCTCAGATTCCCGCTGAGCGCGGCAGACTGGATATTCACCAAGCCGGCACCGCCACGTATCAGGGTCGTATCGCCCGTCGACCCCAGGAACAGGTTGCCGTTGCCGACGACAATGTCCGTACCAGCGGTGATGCGGGCAGTGGTCGTGATCGACGTTGTGCCAATCCCAGCGTTCGCGTTCAGCACGCCGCTCAAGTTGAGTGCACCCATGACACTGCCGGTGACCGTGAGCGCACTTAGCGTAGTCGCGCCGGTAACACCCAGCGTGCCCGTAATGGTGGCGTTGCCGTCGGCCGAGATATTGCCTGAGTGAGTGACATTGATGGACTGGAAGCGCAGCGTGGTGCCCGTGCTGAAGGGGCCGAGCGTAGCGCCATTGGCGAACGCGATCGAGGTCGTGCTGAGCACGCCGAAGACCAGCGCGCCCCCCTGGTGGGCACCATTGTGGTTGTGCCCGGTGGCGGATGAGAACTCACCATCGATGACGTTCAGCGCTGAAGCCAGAGTACTGACGAGATAATTGGCTGTATCGTCACTCCCGACCGCGGTGCCCAGGGCAAGCTCCGGAGTAAGTCCGCTCATCAGAGGTACCTCAAACTATCGATGGAGTAGCCCGACAAATCAGAAATTCTGGTCCCAAGTAATCTGCTTATGATTCCGTACACCGTTAGCACCCGGAACTCGGTGGCCTGGAAGTCGATCAGCCACCCACCGCCACCCCCCGCGCTCCGCGGCAGCCAGCGTTCCGAATAGCCGAAGAAGGCCACACCCTCGATGGTTTCGTCGGGCATCTCGAGCGTGGCGAGTTGGGGCGCGGTGACCGCGTTCATCATCGCCTGGTGGACGCTCTGACTGCTCAGCCGCGCCGCGGCGCCATCCAGTCGCGCGGTATACAGACGCCCGTCAACCGTTCCGTTGAAGTCGCGGCGGAAGGCCGGCACCACCCGTTCGTGGATGGCGATCGTATCGATGACCGGGGTGGTTGCCGTGCTCGAGTTGACCAGGCCGATCTTGAGCGACAACCCGCTGCCGGCTAAGGTGGCCGGCGCATCGATGGTCTGGCCATTGGCCTGGAAGGTACCCAGCGGTAGCCAATCGCCGGTCGGGTCGGTGGGTGGGCCACCGGCGCTGGCCATGATGCGGTAGGACACGTGCGCCTCGTCACCCACGCGCATGACCGGGCCGAACAGGGTGAAGCTCGTCCATTGTTTGATGTCGGCCTGGAACATGGCCGTGTGCAGCGGCAGCACGAGCTCGCTCGGCCCGAGAGAAAACTCGGCACCACTGCCCGTGGCCAGCGGTGACTGGACCAGCTTGATCCAGTCCCAGCCGCCGTCGGCGAAGCCGATGTACAGCCGCTCGGTACCCGAGGCGCCGCTGACCGACATGGCCGTGATCTTGCGCCCGGTCCAGTGGGCGAGAGCTCCGTCCCACTGATCGTCGAAGACCGAGGATGCGCCATCCTCGGCCTGCTTCATCTCCCACGAGCCGTAGGTGAGCAGATAGCTGATGTTGTCCTGCGGGTTCCACAGCCCGAGGTAACCCTGGTAGCCGCCCCAGCCACAGAACACTCTGGACTCACCCCGAACGGGTGATCCGTTGTCGAGCAGCTTGCCTGGACCAATCGGCACGAGGCTGGCGCCGGGCATATCCAGACGGTAGAAGGATGGGCCGACTCGGAACCACAGCGCGTTCATCCACGCCTGGGCGCGCAAGCCGTTCTCGGCATTGATGGGGCTGGTCAATCCTGGGTACAGGTCGTTGGTGGTGCCGTCACTGTTGAGCGTGAAGATCGAGCCATCCTCTTTGAAGATCACCAAGGTGTTGGCCGTCTGACGAAGAGTGGTAATCCTGACGGACGGGTCGCCGACGAAGAATGGACCGCTCCAATTGGCCGCGACTTTCGGGTCAGCGGTGACTTTACGAATGACGCAGTTGACGATGTCCGCGGCCCACAGCTCGGTACCCACCACCTCGAGGGCATAGGCACCGAAGCCGGCCGGCAGGGTGGCCTGGGTCCACACGTTGGCCGGCGTGCGCTCCCACAGCGTGCCGCCATTGGTGGTCACGTACAGACTGGCCGCGGCACCAGCGAAGCCACCCTGGTAGACCACGCCGTCCATCACCACGTTGGGCGTAAAGTCGCGCAGAACCGTCTGGCCGCCGTTGGTATCGTCGGCACGGCGGTACGCCTTGGTCCCGGCCAGGATGACCTGGTCGCGCGTACCGCCCACATTGGGCACGTCGACGAACTTGTAGACCTGACCGCCGGCTACCGATGTGGGCACAATCGGGTGGACCAACGGTCCTTTGCCCACCAGGCCGCCACTGATCGTGACGTCCAAGCCCCAGTAATAGCGTCGGTCGGTATGCGAGGACTGGACGCGTTCGCCGTAGCCGCCGGTCGGTTTACAGGTGAACGTCCGCTCACGGTAGATCGGCGCCGAGTCGTACTCCTGCTGGGTCGGTACGACCCCTTCCAAGGTTTGCTGTTTCTTGCCGATCAGCAGGCCGTCCTGGTTGGCCAGCAGCATCAAGCCGATGCGGTCCGCGCTGCTGGAGATGGCCGAACCTAATCTCAGATGCCAGGGGAACGGGCGCCTTTTGCTACTTATTTGGGACATTACATCGGCACCTGTTCTCGAGGAACGAGCCCGCTCATGATGTTGTTGATCGTCGTCTTGCGAGCATTGGTCGTCGCCGGGTTCTGAAACTCCGCGGCGTACTCCTCGTCCGTCTTATCGCGCAGTGCCACATGACTGGTGATGGCACTTTCGACCTGCGGCACATCGGCAGCGGGAAAATCGGCAGGCACGGCGCCGTCGTAGGTGAAGATGATCTGGAGGTCGTCGGCCATGCCGAGCCCTTCCGCCACGCCCACGCCGGCCGCGACCATCTCTGTCTGGAGTTGGGCGAGGTTGATTGGCTTCCCGCCGGTCGGGACACCAGTCGGCAGCCCTGACTGGGTCACGGCTTGACTTCCTCGACCAGCAGCGAGCGCGCGCTATCCGTCGTCGTGCTCATCGTTCCCCCAGACGTAGACCAGCCCATGGCGTAGGTGTGCGCGCCAGCAGCGGGTGTGAGCCGCCAGGCGCCCGCCAGGGCAACGCGGCCAACTGCCTTCGGCACATTCGAGCTCGATCCGACAGACACCAGCACGCCGTCAGCGAACAGGCTCAGGAACACGTCCTGAATGGCCGTGTTCTTGAATGCCGCGTGGGCGAATACCAGGACCACCCCGCCCGTGGTGGTGAGCGTGACGCTCGAATTGGGAATGATGACGGCGGCCGCGGACGTGGAGCTCTGCGCGTCGGTGGCGTTGACCATGACGGTCTGGACCACACCCGACGGACCTTGCGCGCCCTGCGGCCCAGCCGCTCCAGTGGCACCCGTCGCACCGGTCGCGCCCGCGGGTCCAGGCGCCCCCTGCGGCCCGGCGGCACCGGTCGGTCCAGGAACGGTTGACGCCGCCCCGGCCGGGCCCTGAGGGCCTATCGGACCTTGTGGGCCGGCTGAACCGGGCGGCCCTGGCACGGTCGAATCAGCGCCCGGCGGGCCTTGAATGCCTTGCGGTCCAGGTGGCCCAGCAACGGCAGCACCACCAGCGATTGTTGTCGGCTGATAATCGGCCGGCGCGGAGCCAACCACCAGATTTGCGTTGTCGATCGAGAACTCGTACGCACCAATGCCGCCAAGCGCGACGATCACGGGGCCTGGAGTGTCGGGCAGCGTGCAGGTCATGCGTACGACTTGCCAGTCGCCCGTACCGTCGAGTGGCTGCGGCAACTGGTACCCAACGTCGCCCAGAATGCCGATCACCGCCTGAATCTTGCAGCCGATCGGAGCATTGGCGAGAAACGACAGGGACACTGTCACGCCATTCAGCGCACACAGGGCAGGGTCAATCGTCTGCTCGATCATGTTGGCGACGGTGCTCGCCCCAGTGATCTTGATGCACGACAGGGAGCCGGCAGGTGCCGTCGATGGCTGCTCCTGGGTAACAACCGGCACTTCGCCAAACCGATTGGGATACACCACCCACTGATCGGCCGATTCCTGATTCGGCTGGTCGAATGGCCCTGGTCCGTTGGACCACTCCTCGAAGCCTCCGTTCCGCAGCAAGTTCGGCCGCGGTAAGTCGAAGTCGACACCAAAGTTCGTGACGCGTTGGATCAACGGCGGAATGGCAGCAGGCAGCATCTCCGTCAGGGGCGTGCCCTGCTCGGGCATCGCCGGAGCCGGCGCGAACAGTTCAATCACGGCGCCAGCTCGAAGTGGCCGCCCGGCCAGATGACAATCGGGCTGCTTCCAGTCGTTGTGAAGGCACTGCCGGTCCAGCGCACCACCGAATGCGCCGTTCCCATGTCGAACGCGGTTCCGGACCAGCGCACCGCGGTTGTCGGAATCGGCGAGAACACATAGTCGACCATCATGCCGATGCTGCCGAGGCGGCGCGCCGGATTCGTCGTGACCTCGACCGATAACCCGGCCGAACCGAACTGGATGCCTTGCGGCACCCTGACATCGACAGACAGGAACCCGGCACCAGCCTGGCGCTCTTTCGCCTCGACCGGGCGAATATCGACGGTGAGATCCGCACCGCCAACCTGTCGGTCGGCCATCAGCGCACCGTGGCTCCAAGCTCGGCCGCGTCAACCGCGGCAGCCGTCCATGCTGCACCCGTGGCGGGGTCGGTTTCCCATAGCTGGCGCACGTACGCCGCGCTCGTGCTCAGACCGGTGGCCGTGCCCTCGTTCGTAGTCCCGCCAGACCTGATGGTCGGCGCAATCGAGCCACCGCTAGCGTCCGAGTTCACCGCGAACAGTACGCCCTCGACGCAGTTGACGCTCTGTACCGCCACGCCCAGGTTGCTAAGCGTGTACAGGTCGCGCTGACCAACCGTCGCTGAACTGACGTACTGGGTCATGCTGGGCGGCAGTTCGTTGACCTGCGAAAAGTTGGCTCCGGTGTCGGTCCCGCCGCGCGTCAGTTGGGTAGACGAACCCGCACCGTCGGGTGTCAGCATGAGCACGCGGCCGTCGCCTGGGCGGCCATTGTTGATCGATCCAGACGTGCTGTTGGCAGCAATGTCGTCGTACGCCAGAAAGTGCAGAGCGGCGCTTCCCAGGCCGGCGGCGTTTTGCAAGCCGAGCCGAACGCTCTGCACATTCAGCGTGGCTGAGGCTGAGTTGTCTCCTGAGAAAGTGATGATCTGATTGCCATCCAGCCACACCTCGCTCGTACCTGTTGTGCTGGTCAGGATCTGTGTCCGCCACTCGATGACGTGCCAGGTGTCCTGGGGCATGACGGTGCTGCCAGTGCCGAGCAGGACGAGATTCAGGCCCCGATACAGGCGGATCAGCCCGTCCGATGGGCTGTAGCTCAGCCCACACTGGACGCCAGCAGCAGCGTCCAGCACGGCAGCAAATGTCGTTTCCGTCGAGAGCGCGACGATATGCGCCATGAACGCGAAGCGAAGCCACACGTCGGTCTGCGCTGACGGCAATGCGATGGTCTTGTGGGTCGCGTTAAATGTCCCAACACCCGTTGCGGCAGCTTTCAAACAAAAGTTGCCAGCTCGGGGCGTGGGTGTGCTCGAAGCGCACGTCAGCGCACCGCCCGAACCGATGGTGGATGTGCCCGCTTCGTTGATGTCTCCGCTCTCGTAGCCCGTCGTGAGCAGTCGGGTCATGGTGGTGGGGGCGGTGGGCCGCCAGGATTGATAGTCGACATGATCGCCATGATGTACGTTCGCAACTCGGTATCTATCCCCAATCCGCCCGTACCGGAACTCGCCGTCCCGGCGTAGCCGACAACCACCCGCTCAGAGCCGCTGAACGCGCTCGCAAACGTCAGCACGGCACCGACACGGCTGTAGTGACCGGCAGTCTGCGACTGGACGATGCCGCCGCGCGCCACCACCACCACCGTGTCCGGGACGTGTGCCAAGGTGACGGTCGTCGCCGCGGCCGCGGGCAAGAATTCCTCATGAAAGGCCGCGCCGGCCGGGCCAGCAGGTCCCGGAGCACCATCAGCGCCCGCCGGCCCCGGAGCGCCAGCCGGACCAGTTGGGCCGTCCGGCCCCTCCGGGCCTGGCGGCCCTTGTGGACCAACCAGCGAGTTGTGACTCGTGCAATGGTCCGTCACGAGCGGGATCGACGTCGTTCGTGTAAGCGTGGTCATAACGACAGTGCCACGACTTCCCTGAACGCAATCTGACCCTGGCCCTCAGGATTCCAGATGAACGACTGGCGGGTGAACTCGCGCGCGGCCATTTCCTGAGTCGCCTGCAGATTGCCCGCCGCGGCATAGAACATCCTCGAGGGGAACAGATGCCACGCCTCGATATGCGCGGCACTAGCCGCATAATCCAGATCGACCGCCAGGCAATCTGTATCGAGCGTCGGTCCTTCAGCCGTGTCCGTGTCATTGACCCATTCGAAGTGACTCCGGCGCACCGTCACGCGGAAGTTGCCGTAACACCCTGCGTGTATCCAGACATGCCCACACTCGCTGAAGACCGAGAACGGCACGTCACTCAGCGAGCCATACCCTGTCGGACCATTGACCACCACACTCGATGAACCGTAGCCATACCCGCTCTGGAGATTGAGCACCTGCTGCGGGTCAATCAGCCACGGCAAGGCCGCCGTCAGATCCGCCTCATACATGAATCCGCCGAGTCCATAGCGGTCAGTGAAAAAGCAGCGGCGCAACCCCGCCAGCACCACCTGGCGCAGCTCCTGGGCCGGGTCGAGATGGTGGAACTCGGCGATCTCACCGGGCGCCAGGGGCACGTTCCAGTTGCGATCGACGGCCACCCGCCCGGACGCCCCGTCGAATGACAGCACCAGTCGCTGTCGATCGGCGTCCTGGACGGTGATGTCGTCGCCACCCTGAACGTGGCCCCGACGTAGTAGCCACAGGTTCTCTGGACCACCGATCACCGCATTGGTTTGCAGCAGCGGCATGATCGCCGAGGTGCTGGTGGAGGACGTGGGCGAGCCCAGCGCCTGGTACGCCGTGAAGTACGGCCCGAGACGACGAGCCGTGGCCTGCTCGAGTTGCTCCAGTGTGATGGTCACTTCTCTTTGGACGGTTCTTTCGCCGCGGCCTGCGTCGGCTGTACCTCGTCGGGCGTGTAGTTCAGGATCTCGGCCTTGCCGTCGTTCCGGAGCTGGCGCACCCACGGCTCGTCTTCGGACACGAAGTCGAGCTTGTGGCCAGCTCCGTAAATGGTGTCGGGGTCGTTCGGATCGGCCGCCGCCACCAGCATGCGCAGCGTGCCCGGCATGGCTCAGCCTTTCTTGGCCTTGGGCGCTTCTTCAGTGGTCGGTGTCACCTCACCGGTATCCGCACGCGTGGTGCGCGCGTTGTAGACGCCCTCCGGACCAGCCTCTAGCTGACCGGCCTTCTGTTCCTTTTCACTGGCCGCGACCGTGCCAGCCGCGCGCAGGGCAGCGTAGTCCTCGTCGGACAGAGTGATCTCGGCGCCGGCTGCCACCGGCTCGCCGGTGGTCGGGTGGATGATCGGCGCGAGTGTGGTGGTCTTGGGCATGGCTTCCTCCTAAGCCGTGGTAAAGGTTGCGTCCGGGGTCAGCGTGACCGCTGTCCCGACCGTGACCGTGACGCGATAGTGATAGAGCGTCGCGGTGGTCAGACCAGTCAGGTTGGCCACAATCGCGCCTGAGCCCGAGGCTGGTGTAGCGGCCTGAGTGCCACCGTACGCGGTGGTGGTGCCGTAGTTGACCGCCATCGAGGTGCACGCCTGGTCGACCGTGAAGTTGACGGTGGCTGTCGTCGCGGCGATGGGGGCCACGTACTGACCGCGCACCTGGGCGCCCACCACCGAGACTTTGCCATCGCGCTGGAAGTTGCGCAGCATCGCCTCGTCGGCGATCGCCGCGGTATGGCCCGCACCGTACACGGTGGTGGGCGTGGTCGTGTCCTGAGTAGTGACCAGGAAGGTGACGGTGCTCATTTCTTCCTCGACTTCCCGGCCGACCTCATGGCGATCGCAATCGCCTGTTTTTGAGGACGCCCGGCGCGGATCTCGCGCCGGATGTTCTCACTGATCGTCTTCTTGCTCGAGCCCTTCTTCAGGGGCATCGCTAGCCTCCTGGTGCAGGTGCCGGCTGTGGCTCGGGCTGGTCGTCGTCGTCCGGTTCCGGCTCGGGCTGTGGTGGCGTTGGTGGCTTGGGGTCTTCGCGCATCATCTAATCCTCCAGAAATACCACGATGAATCGAAGAACAACTACCACTAACCCTCGCCTCCAGTGGCCGCTTTTTGCTGCAGAGCGAAGAAAGGATAGCGACTTGCTTTCGTGGATTGCTGCCGATTCACGGGGTTAGGAACGGCCCAAGCAAACCTCGCAACGATTCGCAACGCGACCATGTCTTGCTGCATGAGATTGAATTGAATAACTGGCGGGCTACCGTTATCGGTAATAACACCAGTATCAAACATCTCCATACTGATATCGTCCCTGACGGCGAGCATCGACTGGTCCCATTCGCCACCGATCATCGAGTAGTTCGCGGCGCCTGTAGCGAAGCCCGACAGACCAGCATTGCTGAAGATGACCGGCTCGCCATACAGGCTGCCAACATTGGGCGATTCGGTCGGTGACGTATCGGGGTAGTACAGCATGCCCTTGGTCGTATCGCGCAGACCGCGGAGCTTGGCCTTGACCTGACGACGTGCCCAGAACCCGGTCACGTCGAAGCCGTCAGCTTCCACAGTCGCCATGGCGTTGTTTACGTCGTCGAGATAGTCGACTGCTGACGCACCAGCCAGGATGACGTTGCCGGCCGCGGCCGCGCTGGCCACGATGCTGGTGGGGAACGTAGCTGGCGCGTTGACGCCAAAGAAGATGGCTTCGTCTAAAGCAACGCCGAATGCTTCCGTAACCTTCGGTTTGATTTCGGTCCAGAAGTCGAAGTCCATGTCATCGAGGAGGTTCTTTGCGATCGGGACGATCACAGCCATCTCTTCAGCGTTGAGGTAGACGTTGTCCCACTGCAGACTAGTCGTCTGCTTCATGCCGATATCGCGTGCATCGAGGCTGGCACCAGCCACCCAGTAGGCGATCGGAAGCTGGCTGAGGACCGGGATGCGCTGCTGGGCGCGCTTCATGCGTACGTGCGGCATGAGCTGCAACGCCGCGGACTTCACTTCGATGGACTGGACGATGCTGCGCTGAACCTCTTCTGGGATGCACGTTGGTCGAACACTTTCATGCTCGCGTGGACTATCTCATCATCGTGACCGAAGTCGCGAGCTGGGCGCTCTAGCCGGTAATTAAGGGGACTGCACCCCTCCGGTAGTCTCTGAACCTTCCGTCGGTGTACCGACGGCTTGGCTGCGGATTGCCATACGCCTGGCGACGCTTAGGGTTCCCGCAATTCACCCAGTGTTTCACTCGCCTGATCTCAGGCGACGTGCCCCCATAGGTCGAGGGGACCTGAGCCTGGTATGGCTCGTGTGGCGATCGAGTTGTATGGAATCGGAGTGGCCCTTTCCTTCTAAGAATGGGGCCGAGGCCCTCTCAGCCCGAACTGTTGTTGTGTTCTCTGGGTGTTGGCAGGTCGTAGAACCCGCGCAAAATGCTTGAGACTGTCTGATCGCTTGTTGAGCCACCACTCGTCCCTGGGATGAGCTCCGGCTCGGCATACCCGCCCCGCGCTTCACTCAGGATCTGTTTGCGGAACGCGGCGTTTTTTCTGAGTCTGGCCTCCGCGGCTTTTTCGCCTTCGGCCTTCCAGTGCTTTTCGAGTGCCTTCAGGCTCTCACTCACAACCAACTTGCGGCCCGCCAGACCTACCCCTGCCCCGTCGAGTTTGGTGATCCGTTCCTGCTCACTCTTCGGGAGGGCCAGGAAGATCGGATCGATCGTCACCCGGTCGTGCTCTGAACCGACATTGGTGACGAACTGCTCGAGTTGAACATTGCCCATCTGGGCTTGTTCGGTCTTGCGCTCTTCCTCGGCGTATGCCCACGGGTCCTTGTCGCGGAGTTCGCGACGGGCTCGGGCGGCAGCTTCAGAAGCTCGCTTGGCCTCACGACGATCAGTTTCGGCCTGTACGCGACGCTCTAATTCCGTCTGTGACAGCACCACCTTGTCTGGTTCGGCACTCGTCTCGGTCTCCTGACTCGGTTCGGTCTCCTCCCGGCCACGAGGCTGACGCCTCGTGATGCGCTGCCACCAGTTGGGTGACGATTCAGAAGAAGACTCGGAAGCCTGCTCAGAAGTCTGGGCCGATGCCTCGGCGTCAGGACTGGGTGATGGTTCCGCAGATGAAATATTTGGTTGTTCCTGCATATCTTACGCGCCTTTCTCGTCTCGTTCTATGGCCCGGCGGTAAAGCCGCTGTTACCGCCACCGCCGCCGCCGAAGGGCCACTGGTAAGGGTTCTGCGACTGGGTGTAGTCGTAGCCAGGCAACAATGGCATGACGCCGCTGAACGCGGCGGGGTTGTACGGCAGTGGCCCACTGCCGCTCGCCATGGCTAACGCTGGTGCTTGCGGCAACGGCATGCCACCTGATCCGATTGCACCGAACGGGCTGTTGTTGGGATTGCCGGTCGCCGCGGCAGTCTGCTGACTGGCGAGCTGGCGGTTGTACGCCTGCTGGGCGGCCAGCATCGGGTTGTTTCCGATCGCCCCCAGCGGGCTGTTGTTCGGATTCATGTTGGGCATCGCCTCGGGCGTCGGTGCCGGTCCTTGCATCGGCATCGCCTCAGGCGTTGGTGGCGCCCCGCCAGGCACCCACTGATTGCGATTGAGCAGGCTCTGAAAGTCCATGCCTGGCGCAACGTTGGGCTGGGCACTCGCCAGTTGCTGGATCTGCTGATCGAGATTCGGCGCTTTGAACGTCGACCAGCCCGTCCCCAGATCGGTGGGCGCGCCCGTCTCACCGGGGAAGCGCGTGTTCATCGTGTGCTGGACGATGCCCTCGAGCGCCTGGCCATAGCCTGGCCCGACGCGATAGGGCATCAAGCCCTGCATGGCTGTCGACGCCGAGGTCAGGTTCTTCTGCTGCAGCTCGAGCGCTTTCTGCGTCTCGTCCTGGATGATGGCTTGCTGCTGCTGCTCGAGCGCGCCAACCTGTGGCGCAACGTTCTGGTCGTACCAGGCGTTGAAGCGTGCAGCTTGCTGATCGGGCTTGATGCTCTGGTCCTGGGCGATCTTGTCCTTCATCTGCTGCATCTGTGTGCGCAGCAGTGCCGTCCGCTGGGCGAGCTCGCCACGCGTGGTGGGTGCCTTCGGCCCCTGATAGTTCTGGTTCGGCTCGACCAGCAGTTGGCCGCTGGGATCCCGCCGCATCAGGAACTGCTGATCCACCCCCGCCGTAACGTCTGTCGGCTTGAGCAGTTCCTGCTTGATCTTCTCGGCCTGGGCATCGTCGAGTAGTCCAGCCTTCACCGCGCGAACGCGATCGGCCTCTGTCTTGATCCCGAGTGCCTGCATCGACGCGCGGTTGAGCTCTGATTCAGTACCTAGCTTGGTCGTCTCTGCGCCAGACTTGGCGATGGAGGCCGCGTTGGCTGCCGCGTCGAGCTTGGCCTTGTCGTCAGCCCGTTTGTTGTCTTCGACCCACTTGTCACGGTTGAGCTTGAGCGTGTCCTCAGACACCTTCCCTTCACGCCGTAGCCGATCCTCGGTGACCACCTGCTCATCCGTCAGGAAGCCCTTACCGGCCGCGTCATTGCGCAGGAGTTCGTTGCGCCGCAGCTCATCAACCTGCGCCTTGAGCGCCTTGCTGCGGTCCTCGTCGGGATTGGGCGGCGTCCCTGTCTGTGGCGGAACAACCTGCGTGTACCCGGCGGCAGGGTTCGCCGGGTCTATGGGCGCCCAATTGCCGTACTGCGAACCCGCGATGGGTGCGGCTGGTGCAGTCGGCTTCGGTGCGGTGTAGTTGTCGTTCTTGTAGAAGTCGTACGTCTTTGTCTCGTCATTCCAGCGCGCGAGAAACTGCTGTGTAGCTGGGGCCGAGGTCGCCGGCGAACCACCCTTGCTCAGCGCGGCAAACGCCTGTGCGATCGCTAGATCTTTTTCTGCTTGCGTTGGCGTATCAGCCATCTGTCACACCTCCCCGAAAAGATTCGTTCCTGATCATGGGCGTGGTACTGGCGATGCGCCGGATCGCACCGGCCCGCCCGAGCTAGACACCGGTCCACCAGGGCGGGGTGACGGTGACGGCATAGGTGTAGCGGCCTCCGCCGCGGGTGTGGACGCCGACGCCGACGATGGGACCGCGGCCTGAGCACGTGCTTCCTTCACACGCGCCTCGATCGACTGTTCGAACATGCCCGGCACCATCGTCTCGCGGATCACTGAACGCGTCTTGTCATAGACAGCGTTGATCATCTTGGCCTTCTCAGGATCGGGCGCCTTCTCGTACTCGGAGCTGCCGATCAGGAGGTCGAGGAACGTCTTCGACAGGTAGCCGCTCATCTGCTGGTAGTGGCGCTGCTGTTCCTCGGTCATCTTTGTGTCCTGGCCCAGGACGTTGGCCGTTCCGCCCACTAAACTCGGTTGGACCCCGTAGGACGGATTCTTTGCCAGTCGCTCCAGTTCGACCTCGACCTTATCCGTGGTCGCCGCACTCGGGTTGAACACGTTGATGAGTGCTTCAGCGCCGCTGATCGGACGACGGATGGGCTCACCCCACGCGTTGAGCTCGCTGCGTACCTGCCCCTGCGTGAACGGATTGCCGGCCATGATGCCTTCGATCGGATTCTGCGGATCGCGCAGGACATCGTCCGTCGCTCGCGCGAACCAGCGCAGAATCCCAGGATTGACGTTCGTCGCCTGGCGCGTCGCGAACTTGTTGATGGCATCACCTGGATCGGTTGCCTTGCCATTGACGATGTCGAGGGCGTCGGCGAGTTGGGTAGTCCACTGCGTGTCGAGCAATCCGTCGGCGGCCGCGGCGCCCAACTGCACGCCGAGCATGCCGATGCTGTCGGGATTTGAAATCTGACCTTTCTTCCATGCGTCGGCCACGCTCGCCGCAGCACCGAACATGGTCGAGTACGGCTGCAGCGGCAGGTAACTCACCCACGACCCATCAGTGGGATTGCGGAACGAGTACGGTTGCTTGCCTTCACGACGGAAAGCGTCGCGTTCCGTGGGATCGCTCGGTGTCTTGCCCGTCAGGTTGCCATCGAACGCTTGCTTAGCCAAGACGCCCCACAGCGTTGTGCCGATGGTCGCGCGACTCATGCGGTCAGCCAGATCGCCAGCTCCACGCTCCTGTAGCGCTGCGCGCCCTTCCTTGCTCGCAAAGTCTTTCACGATGCCGGCAGCCCCGACCGGCGAGCGCTCGAGTACATAGTTCATCAGGTTGAGCGGCGTTTTGACGAAGGGCAGCAAGAATCGTCCTACGGCCGTGTCGCCACGGAACTGGTTGATCTTGTTGGCGAACGCGTTCTCTTGTTGGAAGACGCGGTACGTCCCGGTTTGAGCCGCCTGATCGAGCATGTCTTCAGTGGGCCGCTTGAGCAACTCCGCAATGCGATCGGTGAGCACTTCACCCGTGTGGCCTTCCTGGCGCGCGGTCCGCACGGCCAGTCCGTGCAGGGCTCCACCTTCATTGACCGTGCGGAAGAAGTCGTCTGACGCTGCCAGCGCGCGACCAGGGATGTTGATCGGATTCTTGAGTCCGCCGCCGAGCGCTTCGCCGATTGGTCCAGAGAGTGCCGCACCCGTGAGTTCGTTAGCCGCGGTCGCTCGATCAGAGATACCGAGTGCCATGCGCCGCAAACCTTGACTGACGCCGTCGCCCAGCGAATTGGCCATGCCTACGTATTCGGCTGGGAATTCCTGAATGTAGCGCTGGCGTGGCCCGGTATCGCCGAGCATCTTCCGCGCGAGCGGATCGAAGCCTGACGCAACTGCACCTTCAACGGGTGCGGTGATGCCTGCAATCGTGTTCGACAACCCGTTGCGGACGTGGGTCAGCGGATTCGACAACAGGCTGAAGTACCACACGGCCATGGCCTTGTCCTTGAAGGTGTAGCCGTAGGCTTTCTTGGCGAAGTCGGCGATGCTGGCGGGATCGGTGAAGTCGGCCTCGTCGCGCACGTGGCTCATGAATTCGTCGGGCAGCATCTTCCACCGCTTGGCCATGTCGCTCAGGGTTTCGTCGTAGCGGAACGAATCCAGCGACCGACCCGCTCGCGGCTCCAATCCTGCCACGGTTTCTTGCAGAGCACGCTGGCCAGCGATTTCACGGACCACGTCGCGGGTAGCGTTCAGGTCGTCGGGCGCCTTCTGGAGCGCGAGTTGTGCTTGCCGCAGCCGTGCGGCTTGATCGTCGAATGCCTGCTTCAGCACGTACGCCGTCTTGGCATTGGCGGGATCGTCGAGCTTGAGGACGGCACGCACACGGTCAGCGCTCGTCTTGCCGGCCGCGGCGAGGTCCTCGAGCACGCCGGGCTCGATGGTGCCGCTCCGCGCGGCCTGGGCCGCAGTACTCGTCTCATCCCACGCGCGGCCAATGATGCGCTGCACGCTGTCGGGCACATAGTTCGGCAGCTTGACGCCACCCACACCGGGCACAGCGGGCTCGCCCGTATCGACGAGTTGGCCCACTCGCGCGTTGCTAGGGCGGTACACATCACCGCGCGCTGTTCCTGCAGCTCCACCCGTCTCGAGCGGTGTCCCAGCGCCACCGCCTGAGGCTCGTGGTGCGCGCAGGCCGGCGTTGAGGTCCTCGACGACTTGTGCGGCGAGCTGCGGTGTGGTGGTTGTTGGTGCGAGGACCTGGGCGCGCGCGGCAGCGCGTGGGTTTTCCTCCATCCAGCGGACCACGGTCTGGGCGATGCTCGAGGCGGGCGCATTCGTCGCATTCGCCCACTCGCGAATAGGACCAGCGAGCTCTTCGGGATAACCCTTGAGCTGACCGAGCGCATCCTTCAGCATGCCCTCGCCCGTCTTGATCCCACCCGGCGCGCCGGGTCCCGCGGACATCGCGACCGATTCGCCGATCCGCATATCGCGCAACGCCTGAACGACCTCGGCGTCCGTCGGTTCCCCGCCGCCCAGCGCCAGCTTGCCTGTGCGAGCGAGACTCCGCGCCGCGTCCATCGCTTCAGGTGTGGCGTTCTTGGCCAGGTCTTCGTCACTCACGAGCAGTGGTCCGCGCGCCATACCGAGCGCTCCGCCGAGGACCGGCGCGTTCGCGATCGCTTCGCGGAGTGGTGCACCTGGCGAGAGCGGCCGATTACTTGTGTCGCCAATCCGATCGAAGATCGTCGGCTGTGGTGGCGCGATCATGCCCGCAGGCTGTCCGGTGAGTCGTGCGGAGTCCTGGGGGCCGTTACCTGTACCGAGCGGGTTGGTGAGTACGTCGGACGGGATGGGCTGCTGCTGCGCTGTCTGGATACCGCGCATGTCATCGCCGAATGCTGGTTGGCGCGAGGTATCCCCAGCGCCGTAGCGCGTGGCCTGATCCTGATGTAGTTGCTGGGCGTAAGCCGTGGCCGCCTCGGGCGACGAGAAGATCCCCAAGTGCTTGCCCGTGCGCTGATATAGGGCGATCGCCTCCTGGTTGGACAGGATGCGGCCGTCGTCGGACACCGTCGGGATCAGGACCTCGCCGTCATCAGTGCCGACCGAGATCGAGCGCACGGTACTGATCGAACCGTCGGAATTCCTTACAACTGGGCGAGCGTTCAGATCGATATTGCCCGGCTCGATAGGCGTCTGCTCGCCCACACTGGCGATCTTCTGATCGAAGTCGTGAACTTCGGGTGTGGACTCCAGGCTGAGCGCACCCTTGAGCGGCTCGATGACCCTCCGCTGAAAGATGTTGTCGCCGCCCGTGAGACTATCGACCATGGAGTCCTTGGCGCGACCCAGCCAGCCCAGCGGATTGGTGTCCTGATCGGCCAGACTCGGACTGGCCACCTTGGGGTTATCGGCGAGCAGGCCGCCCTGAACCGGACCCATGATCGCGGTCATCTGCTCGGGCGTCATCCATTCCGAACCACCCTTCAGGTCGAGCCCGGAGCGACCGACGTGGAAGCGATTGGTGTCGGGATCCCACCCGTCCGCGGTGAAGTAGTGACCACCCGTCTGCGAGCTGTATGTGGAGATGGTGACGGGGTTACCAGTCCTGGCCTCATTGGCGAATGTGCCCCAGTCGGCGCCCGATACCAGCTTCGTCGGCACCCCCATCTTGTCCATGAGCGCTTTTTCGGAGCCCAGGCCGGCCATCCCCTGGCTGCTCGTCCAGCCGACCGTCCTGGCGAGGTCGGTCGCTTCGCGGAGGCTCGGATTCCGCCCGAATCTTTGAGCAAATCGGACAGCGGCAGCAGGGCCACATGCAGCGTATGCCTCGTCATTGGTGAGCTGGCTGTCGCCGAACTGGCTGATGTCGCGGCCTGAGGCCGCTTGCTGCGCCCATCCGCCAGTCTGGCCGAGCGCCTGTTCGGCCGCGGTCGTTGGTCGAGGTCCTGGGGCTTGGCCGCTAAGAATGGTGTTGACGTAGCGCTGCGTCTCTTCGAACGGCGGGACACCACCGTACCGATCGACGGCGCCCGCGCCAGCGTTGTAGGCGCTCAATGCCTTGGCGTAATCGCCGCCGTACTTGCCCAGGTTGGACTTCATCAGGTTCGCGGCGTAGTCGAGGCTGGCATAGGGGTCCGTCGGATCCACGCCAGGGTGGTATTGGGGCACGATCTGTGCGATGCCCGTTGCGCCCGCAGGGCTCTTGGCAGAAGGGTTGAAACCCGACTCTTGCTGAATCTGGCGGGAAAAGATGTCAGGATCTACGCCCGCTCGCAATGCCGCTTGTCGGGCGTAGTCCTGCAGAGGCCCGCCGGGTACCGGCACCCCACTCGCGGAGGCAGCGGTGGGCGCCGGCCCGGCTGGCTTTTCTGGTGGCTGGAAGCGATCGGCGAACGTCTGTACGTCCGCGCCGGCTGCCGCCGCGGCGCCGAGTGCCTGGCCGTAGGCCGACTGTGCATCTGTCGCACGACTCAGGCCGCTGCCGAACTTATCGGCGAAGGTCTGTACATCCCCGCCAGCTTGACTGATGGCGCCCAGCGCCTGCCCAAAGACTTGCGTCTGCCAGTCGTCCGGAGCCGCGATAGGCGACGGTGTGGGAGGCGAGGGCGCGACAGGTGCCGCAGCCGGCGCCACCGGTCCTGGCGGAGCCGGTGGCGCGGCCAGCGACGGCTCGGGAGACGGTGGTGCCTCCGCAGGGGGAACCTCCGGAGTGGGAGCCGGCTCAGGAGCCGCGGGCTCTAAAGGCGGTGCCGGCGCTGCCGGCTGTTGATATTCAGTGGCCGCCCACGCCCCGATGCGATTCAGATCGGCGAGCCGGTCATTGTGCGCCTGGGTGAGGTCCAGCGCATGGATCTTCCGATCGGCCTCTTCCTGGAAGAGCTGGTTGTGCCAATCGTCGTACCCCTGCTCGTCGACATCCGGGAGCATGCTCATCCGAGCATTACCTCAAGCGCCACGTTCCCGCGGTCGCGGCATTGCTGCCGTACTTGGGTAGACTCTGGTTCATGAGCGCCTGCACATCGTTCTTGTCCCAGCCCTGCGCTTCATAACCGCCAAGCAGCATCTGCTGCTGCGACGGCGCCATGTTGTTCCACGACTGAGCAGCGATCTGATTTGGCGCGGGCAGGTTCATCTGATTCTGCGGCTGCGGCTGGGCACCGTACATATTCGTGCCATTGCCCTGGGCGTTCTGCGCTTGGGTTGGCTGCGCATTGGCACCCGCCCAGCCGCTCTGATTGATCTGTGAGCCTGTGGCTGATGGGCTGTACTGATAGTTGGCCGCGGGTTGCGTCGCCTGACTCACTGCCGCTTGCGGTGTGAACGCCGCGACGTTCGGCTGACCCCCTTGCTGCTGGTACATGCCCGCGCTGTTCTGGCCGTACACGTTGGGCGTGTTCAGTTGGCCGCCCCCCTGGCCGGAGTACGGGTTGCCGCTCACATCGCCCATCAAGCTCTGCAAGCTGACTGCCTGGGGCTGCACGCCCGTCGTCGCGCCACCACCTGGTACGTACTGGCCCATGGCTGCCGCGTATAGATCGCGCATGCCGCCCGGTGTCGAGCCCAGGACCTGCTGATACTTCTGCCAATCGGCCGGTCCTCTGAGACTCGCCAGCAAGCTCAGGTACTGCTGGGCTTGCGACTGTTGCTGGGCCTGCGCGGCGCGCTGCTCTTGCTGCGTACGCAATCCCTGCGTGAAGCCCTGTTCGGCGCCAGCTAGCGTCTGCTGCCCCTGACCAGGCGCCGTACCGGGCGCGTAGTACTGACCGTACAACCCGGCGAGTGTGGTGCCCTGACCAAACGCCTGTTGGTTTCCGGCCAGCGTCTGCTGACCCGGCGTTGGCGTGCCCCAGGTGCCAAACATGTTGGCGAAATCCATCTGGGTGGGCATCGTGTACTGGCCTTCGAACATGCCCGTGAGGCCAGCCGTATCGAGCCTCTGCTGCCAGGCAAACTTGGCCGCGGCTTGCGACCGATCCTCACTCTCACCACGCAGCTTGGCCTGGTTGTATGCGTTGGTGCGGTCGTTATTCGCCGCCGTCAGAATATTCTGGTTCTGCAGGTAGCTCGAGTAGTCACCCATCGTCATGCGGGCGGTACCTCCATCATGGGATCGGGCGGTGGCGGCTTCCATTCTGGATGCGCTCTGAGGACCGCCTCATACACACTGGCGAATTGCTCGACGCCCAGGCGCGCCACCTCGCGCTGGCGGCCCTGCTGATTGGGGCTGCCGTCAGGATTGAAGAGCATTCTTGAGTAGTAGTCGAGCTTGGCGCTCTCAGTCAGATTTGCGGAGAAAGGGGCTCGTCCAGGCGCGAACGCTAATGCGACTTCTGTAGCTGTTTGATCGATCCAAAGAGCAAGGTCAGAAGCTACTTCCTCGAGCATTCCCTGGCGCTGTGGAGGACGATGGGTACGCGCGGGCTCGGGAGGAGCCGGGGCCTGCACCCCGGACTCCTCCGTTGCCACCCCGGTCGACGACGGAGGGATGCCCATTCCCGTCGTCGGCACGTCCGCACTCGTTGGCGCCGCGTACATGCTCATCGACGGCGCCGCCGCAACTCATCACTCGAGCAGTACCCGCCGCTGATCCCGCTGAGGACCACGAACCAGTAGTAGAAGCGGCTGTGGCGGAGCATCGGTCGCTTGAGCATCTACAATGCTCCCCACATAAGTGCCCCTGGCGTGCGCAAACACCCAGGGGCTGACACCACAGGGGGCTTCCTGCGATGCCTGTTCATCGTAACTGCGCAAGGTGCAGCACACCATTCGAGACGACCCGAAGCCGTATTGCTAACGGGCGCGGGTTCTACTGCACCAAGGTCTGCTTCACACGAGATCATCGAGTGATCTTCAAGTGCAAAGGATGCAGTCAGACCATCGAAATGGTCGGCTGGGAAGCGCGCGAGCGACGGTACTGCACCAAGTCTTGTTGGCAAGCCCACCGCTCTGCTCTTGTGATCGAACGCTTCGCCCAGCGCGTTATATGCGACATCGCGACTCGTCACTGGTACTGGACCGGAAATCTTGACCGCAAAGGCTACGGACGCCTTGCCCGAGGTGGTACATCGCGCAAACCCGGTGCGCGGACGCGGGCCGCCCATCGAGTCGCCTACACACTGTTCAAGGGACCTATCCCGGACGGCATGTTCGTGCTCCATAACTGCGACACGCCGCCATGTGTCAATCCAGAACATCTGCGTGTCGATACCCAAGACGCCAATCTCGAGGAGATGCGCGCCAAAGGGCGTCAAACTCGCGGTAGCGCGGTCTGGAGCAGTCGACTCACTGAAGACCACGTCCGCACCATGCGTGATCAATGGGCGGCAGGTGCGACTATTCGTTGGCTGGCAACTGAGTACGGCGTCGGCACTGCCACGATTAGTAAGGCTGTTCGTGGTCTTACATGGCAACATGTCAACTAGGGGCCTCCGCCCGGTAACTGGAGCATGTTGGCAGGTGGCCCTTGGACATTTGGATTCCCCGAAATTCCTCCAGGTGGCATCGCTCCGCCGGCCATGCCAGGGGGCGGCGGGGGTGCCAGCGGAAGTCCTGCACCGGGGCTAGGGACGACGTTCGATGGAGGCCCGCCGATGTTCCCAGGATTGGGCACGCCCGGTGTCCCGCCAGGAACACCGGTGGCCCCCGCGGTTGGCTGACCGGCCAGCTCCTGCGGACTGGGCGCGCCGGCCGCGGCCATGCGTTCGGTCTGGATAGTGGCCACCTTCTCGAACACGGCTTTCTTGAGCATGGCTTGCACTTCCTGCGAGTTTTTCAGGTCGTGCAGCAGCCAGCTCTTTTCGACTTCGTCGGGATTGGAGCCACTCTGCTCGACAGCATCCTCGTAGGTGATCAGCTTGAGCTGCATCTTTTCGCCGATCGCGCGCGTCGCCACAATCTCATTCGATGGAGTCGACGGCGCGAGCGTTGCCTCGTAGCGGTGGACTCCTTTGAGGTCCTCCGGACCGAGCGCTAACCAGGCTGCCTTGGACTGGCCCGAGATCGTCTTCTTGCCCCTGGTTGCCTCGATCTCACCCCACGCGTAGACCTTCTCGGCAATCCTGTTCTCGATGATCCACGACTCGTGTCCAACCCGCTCGCCGAGCGCCACCTCGGCATTCTTGACAATCGGATCCCACTGAAGTCGCGCGAGGTAGGCGGCCTGATTCAGGGCGTAGCCGGAGGTGTCTCCGGAGACCATGCCCTGTACTGATGACGGCAGTGCGGACTCCAGCATTTGCTTGACATTGCCGTACAACTTATCGGAGTCCACGCCGGATTTGGGCTGATCAATCGGACTCACATCGAACGGATACAATTTGCCCGGCTCGATCTGCTCCGCCTTGCGGCCCTCGCGTCCATCCTGGCCATACGGTGCCGTACCCAGCCCAGGCACTACGCCCGGTGGGGTGTTCTTCTTGAACGCCGGGAAGCCCGTCATATACGCCGCATTGGCCTGCATGGTCAGCAGACTGTCCACCAGCGGGAAGAGGGAGAGGTACTGGTACAGGACTGACAGGCCCGCATGCTCCGGCAGCCTGGACCCGGTCGTAATCCCCAGCGCGTGGAAGTAGGGTCCTCTCAGAACCTTGAGCAACGGATCCCCGTACGCATGTCTGACGACCTTGCACAGCGTGCCCTCACCCAGTTTGCCAGTCTTGTGGCGCTGATTCGGTCCCTGCAGCAGAATCACCTGGCACTGCCAGTCCCACGCCTCGATACACCGAATCGTGTTCTGCGTCCCAACCTTGCCGCCGCTCGAGCGCATCAATCGGCCCCACTCCGCTCGGGCGAGCTCCGCGGCTCTCGGATCCAATCCTGACCAGGTCTTGGGATCGACGACATTGCCGCTGCTGTCGAGACCGGCGCCGAACCGCTCGAGCGCCGTCTGGTAGGGCACTTCTTTGATCTCGACGCACGACGTGAAGCCGTTCTCGTTTTTGGTGTAGTAGAAGGTTTCGGGCGGAACGTCGGTGGTAGCAATCGGGTAGGGCAGGCCGAGCTTCAGTTGCTCGGTCTGGTGGTCGTACATGGCGTCCTGGGCGTGCTGGTCGTAGGTTTTGGCTTCGTCGAGCAACTTCTGAATGTCGCTCGCCTTCTTCGGATAGTCCGCCCACGCCGTATGACACCGTTCGACGGTTTTCAGAATGCCCTCACCTTTGACCACCAGGCTCCACAGGAAGAGGCGTAGCAGTGGCCGTCGGGCCTCTTGCTCCTGACGGAGCCAACTCGCCTCGAAAAACTTCTCGCGGAGTGTGGAGTTCTGCTGGTACGTGTCGCCGAACCCGATCGGCTTGAAACTGACGTTCATTGGATTGGTGCTGAGCGCCGCGGTCACACTGGTGGCGATATCCAACGCCATCGGCGATCTCACTTCGATGGCGGTCTTGCGATAGGCATCGGGGATGGCGATCGGTAAATTGCCGAAGAGGACGGCGTCAATATCCGCGTACAACTGGTCGCGATCGCGAAACTGATCTTTGAGGTCCTCGGCCAACTCCATAGTGGCCTTTTCCATGGCTTCTTCCTGCGACGGCGTATACGTTCGCGATTCAGCCATCACGTGTCCCTCGCCCAGTCCCACGGTGGCGTCCGTAACCCCGGCCTTGGCTTCGGCTCACGTAACCCCAGCGCGATTGTCTGAAAGATCACCAGCTTCACCTCAGCATCCAGGTCCGGTAGCAGGCGTAATCCCGTCAAGATCTCCGCCAGCGTCATGCCAGTACCACCGACTTCCACAATCCCCCACTGCGGACGTACAGACGCAGCGTGCTCGTGTCCAGCATCATCAATCCGTCCACCGGCACGACGAAGTCCGCATCAACCGGTGCCCCGACCTTGGTCCGTATCGCGCCCTCCAGCGGCCCGCCGCGTACCACCAGTTTTCCTCTGTGCGTCCAAAGCCCGTCAGAGACCCGCTCGCCACCCAGAACGGCGTCTTCGGATGCATGAGAGACCGTCATGCTGCCCACACCATGTCCGCCGGCGATTCATCAGCCTGTGGCTGCGCTTCCGCGGCGAGCCCGTAGCGGAGGGCGTCGGCCTCGTCGTCGGGCGTTCGGACCGAACGAATCTTGTCCGCCACATCCTCGGGATCCAGCGGATCCATGACCATGGCCGGCAGGTTGCGCATCAGGTTCGGGCACCTGCTGCCCATGATTCTCAACCGCGGCAGCTCCTCGGGCTCAACTCCTCGTTGGGTGGCGACGGCATCGCCGTGTGCTAGCGCTCTCCTGACAATCGCCCAGCCCTGACGCCGGCTGTTCATGCCTGGCACGATCCCGTTCCGGCTGATCTGCTGGACGCCAACCTGGGCGTAGATGGTGGCGATACTGGGTCGAGCTTGCTCGCCGCGCTGGTTAAACATGCTCGGGTCGAGCACCACCAGGTCGATGCGCTCGTCGCCCGTGCGCTCGAGGATCAGATTGGCTTGCTGCTCGTCCCTGAGCCCGATCGCGCTCACCTCGCGGTAGACGTAGATGGGCCCACCGGGCCGCTCCCTGGTGAACCACAGCGCGACGAACGGGTGGGCATAGCCGTAGTCGACGGCGATCCACCTGGTCCAGTCCTCGGGCGGGTCGAACGCTTCCACAATGTGGAGCCGCGGATCAAACTCGGTGAAGTACATGCCTTCTGCCGCTACTCTCAGCCCCAGGAGCAGGCGATCTCTGAGGTAGCCCGAGAGGGCTTCGAGCGGCGCCAGCCGTTCCGGCGTGATGGTGGGGTTATCGGCGTGTTTCGGAAACAGGAAGGTAGTGATGCCGGCCGCCTCGCGTTCGTACATCCACCAGCCTGGCTCGCGCGGGTTCAGGTCGGCGATCACCTGCTGGTAGGGCATCGTTCCACCACGACCCGTCACGCGCGTGGTCAGGATTTCCCAATCGGCCCGCTCGACTTCGCTGACTTCCTGCACGTACGCCATGTCCAACTCGGCTGATTTGAGTCGCTCGGGGTCATCAAGGCCGAAGAGGTAGATCTTCGAGCCGTTGACGAAGCGATACTCCTCGCCTTGCCACAACTTGCAGGCGCCCTCAGGCGCTACCTGCCGTTCGAAGGTCTGCATCGCCGTCGCTGTGAGGCTCTTACGGGTCTTGCGCACGAAGGCCGCGCGCGCACCGGGATACTTGGCCATCGCCATGTACACCTTTTCCAGGCAAGCCCGGCTCTTGCCGACGTCGGCAGCTCCTTCGAGTACGACTTCGCGGTCGCGACAACGGAATAACTCAGCACACGCGCCGTATGGCCGGTACGGCCGTGTCTCCGAGTCGAAACTCATGCCCCGACGATGCGCCTCGACGAGTAGCTCGACGGGCATCAGACGGCGACCCAGGCGTCTGCATCGACCGTCTTGACGATCTGCGTCTGCGTCACGCTCAGCTTCTCGCCATACACTTCGGGCTTGAGCGCTTGGAGCAGTTTGACCAACGTCGTCTCCTGCGGTCGCCACTCGATCACTCGCTCGATCAACCGATCACCCCGCCACACTTCCCTGATCAACTTCGCGCCGTGCATCGCCCGATCGAGCGCCGTCGCCTCGAGTTGATCCACCACCGCCGCCTTAGCCTGGTGGAACCTGAGCGTGAACTGCTCGTCATGCTCGAGCCAGATCTGGATCGTGGCGCGCGTGATACCCGCCTCGAGCGCCGACCCCAGAAAGTCGCCTTTTCTGGCGTACTCGGTCAGGAAGTGCTCCTTGGCGTCTGCCTCGACCTCAGGTGACGGTACTGCGTTCTTCGCACGACGATCGACGCGCTTACGACGTACACCACCCTTCTCCACCGCCGAGAGCTTCGACTCGACCAGCGTTACGGTCGCCGCATGATCAGCCCGATGCCGCATCAGTGCGTAGCGAGTCAGGTGAAACCGACGCGCCAACTCGTGGATCGACAGTCCAGCCCGTAGGCCGCTATCGACCGCCTTGAGCTCGGGGTGAGCACACACCCTACAGCGCTGCGGCATCGTATCGATCCTGACCTGATGCTGTAGTCAGCATGTACTCGGCTGCAGTGTACGCCCAAGCGCACCCCTGTGCGGTTCAGAGCCCCTCCGGGGGTGCGGTTCCCGGTCAACCCTCAGTTTTTGTCTGTCTGGGGCCC